ATTGCTTGCCTGATTGGGGTTGGGCATTGTGCCCCTAACGACCGTAACTGTCGTACTTCCGCCCGTGCCGTCCCACAACAGATTTAGCGTGGTGCCGGGAACTGCCGACGCCCACTTAATAGAACCTTTCCACGAGGGCGGAATGTTGCCCAATCCCGGGCGATAGATGCCTGTGTTCAGGTCTATCGTGCCTGGGCCGCTACCCGGCAGCACGAATGGAAATGCAGCGGCCTGGGATAGCGGCTGCGGCCTTCCACCCAATGTATTGAACGAACAGAATTTGAAAGTGATGGTCTTGCCGTAATAACTCGGGTCGTACTGATACGTAAATGAGGCTTGATCCAGACGCGCAAACGTGTCGCCGATGTTATGAGGCACATTTTGCGTCCCCATCAACCCGCGATGGAACGTGTCCAACTGGAATGTGTTTGCGCCGACCAGTGTTGAATTCTTGTAACTAAACAACTCGAACGCATTGTTGCCGTGTGCAGCATCCACAATCGCGCAAAGGCTGACACTTTGGTTGAAGTCGCTGGTGCTCATTGAAGGCAACTGAGAACCTGCGCTCGTCATTGCCACTTGGAAATTCGTCGGGTCTGGATCGGCTGCGAGCTGCGACACCGCCACATTGTCGAACCAAGCCGTGCCGCTTTGAATGCCTCCATATCCCAATTGGCAGTAAACGCGAATCGTTCCCGTTCCAATTGGCTGGAAGATAGATGACACAAATGTCCAATCGTGCGCTGTATCATCGGCGAGAATTCCCACGTCTGGATGAGAGGGCGGCGAAAATGTACTAAGCGCAGCAAAATCAGTCCCGGATTTGCTGAGGATTGTGAATCCTGTAACGCCGGAAACCGTATCCACGTTCAGCACGGCACCGAGACCAGGGTCTGCTGAAGGCATCACACCTGTTTTTATCCATCCAGACAACTCGTACGTCGTGCCGCTCGTGACACTCAAGTCCTGATACGAAAAAGAGTCGTTGGCAATCGTGTTGATGATCCTGAGACTGCGCGTTCCAAACCTCAATACAGTGCTGTCCGGCACAAGGTTGACTCCACTGCCGAACGTCCAGCCTGTGGCTTGAGAAAACAGACTGCCTGTTTCACCATCGCCATTCGTGATGAGATTGGTCGGTGCCCAAGTGGTGATGAGAGTTCCCAAACGTGCAGGGTTGAGGATTGGTGGGCCAAACGGCTGATAAGTGATGCCATCAAAGCTGGTGAACGGCTGGCATCCTCCCCAATCTGGCGAATTACCCGTTACGAAGCCAAAAAGGATATTGCCCTGCTGCAACCCAAGACGGCTCGGTGCTTCGAATATCAGTGCTGTCGTATTGCCCGGGTCGGCCTGTCCTGCGTTCGGTTTGAAACCCACGCCTGTCTGCTTTGCATAGAGCGTTGGCTGTGCTGTCCCCCAAGGGAATTCTTCCGCAGTGATTTCCAAACCATTTTCGTCTGGGTGATCGACAATCTGTTGAATGCGAACGGGCAACTTCGTCCAGCCCAGTTCGGGAACCGTGATGGTGACCAAGTCCATTGGTTCCAAGTACGAGTAATTGTGGGTGATGCTGAAGGTGTACTGAGCGCGGATGTTCACCGAACGCTTCACGCGCAAGTTTCCAGCAAACTGTGCGGCTGCCAATGTGCAGATAAAGTCCCAGCTCTGTGGGTCTTCAGTGCGCAGGCCATAACGCTGAATGGCAGCGTCGTCTTGCTCGGTTGTAACCTCTGAGTTGTAGCCGTTCAGGCGGTTCGTCCAGGTGATCTGAACTTTATTGTTGGCGTCCTGCCAAGCAGTCCGGGTAACCTTCACTCCCGCGCCAAGGAAATCATCGTCGGTCAGATCGACGACAGGCTGCGTGTTGGGAACATAAATCTGGCCATTGGCGGCGGCTGATGTATCGCCATACGGAACCAACTTGAGCTGTCCTTCACTCCAGAATGCCGCCGTCATACCGGCTTCAAGAATGCTTCCAATGACCGACGCGACCGGTGTCTGCGAATTAATCAGGGGAGAGACAAAGAAGTTGTTCGCGATCCAGAAATTCGACGCCTGAGTCCAATCGCCAAAAGCCGAGGTTGGAAAGCCGTTGCCAAAGAACGGATCGGACAATAGGGCTCCAATGCAATCGGCCGGATCGCAGTCAACGTTGCCAGCCCCGAACTGATACGGGCCTGCAATCTCGAACGCGTAATTCGGCAATTCCCCGTTGCTGCCCAAATCCATTGCGCTGCTGGCGACAATGGCAGTTTCGGTGTAGCCAATGGCTGCTTCAGGATGACGCGAAGACAGATAAGACCAAACGGTTTGGCCCTTGGCTCCATTCAGCAGCGTGATGTTGAGAGCAGTCTGGGCGTCTGAGTTCTGGTTCTGCGTGTTCGTGACGTAGCTGATCTGAACCTGCTTCGTCGTATCAGCAGCAGCAAAGGTATAGAGACCGCCACCCGTGGCCGTGTACTGTCCCGCGCTGGGAGACGATGCAACCTTGGTAAGCGTCGCGCCGGATGGGTAAAACACCACTCCGCTGTCTTGCAGAAAGTCGGCTGAGTCCTGTACAAGAATCTGAAACGGTGTGCTCGGGATCGTCGCAGTCTCAACATTGTTTATGTTGAGCAGGTTGTAGGAATAAGTGATGTTGACGGTCTTCCCACCATCGGCTGCATGAAATGTGTAAATGCCAGTTGAAGGGTTGACGGTGTACTGTCCTGCGCCAGCTCCGACCTTCATGGGAACCTGATAAGTGCCTGAAAGCGTGACCGGACCCGGTGAGCCGAAATCATTTACGACCTGGCTGTAGCTCTGTCCAAAGCCCACTCCCATGTCACCTTTGAACAATCCGTGATTGGTGACCGTGTACGTGCCACCACCCGGTGGGATCGTGAAGCCTTCAGTAACGTTGGTCTGGCTGAACCTGCCCTTGGTGTCCCAAACACTCACGATGCCCGAGACTGGGCCAGAGCAAAGCGCGCCCATTGTTGCGGCTGTGTAGGTGTAGGTTGTATTTGTCTGGGCTGAACCGCCGCCACCGCCCAAACCCTTGCCGCCACCGCCGCCGGATGCAGTCTGTTGAACGTGCGGAATCGCTGTGAAGTCGGTGTAATAGATGAGAGATTGCGATAGACGACGCTGGCCCAAGAGGATAGGCAGAGCACTGCCGTTCACCGCCTGGGTGATGTTGATGCCAGCGAGTTTTGTTGGTGGTGTTTGAGCCGGTGCTTTCGGCTTCTTTCCGAATAATAATGACATGCTACTTCAGCCTGAAAAAGAGGCGAGGGCGATTCTTCAAAGTCGAATCCTGTTGAAAATCTGAATAGATAACGCCAATGCGGTTTACCGCGTGGGCAATGGTGGAACCTTCAAGGATGATTCCCGAGTGTGCGAAGGCATGGGCAACACGGAACAGTACGAGGTCACCGGGCTGGGCTTCGGCTTCGGGTATTTCTTCTGCGTGTTGGCGAACCGTATCGATGTATTGCGTCGTGACAGTCTCTTTATGTAGGTGCGCTTGGACTGAGTAATTGCCAAGATCAACCTCAGGCACGAGACCCAGTTCTCTGTAAACGCACAGGACGAAGGTGGCGCAATCGCAGCCGACCCCTTTCAGTTGGCCTTGGGCAATGTACGGAGTCTTTGCCAGCACCCATTCTTTGGCTGTCTGGACGATCTGTTCGCGTTGTTCTTGTGTGGGCATAATTACAAAACCGTTTCGGGCTGCGGAATGAACTGGAACCCGCCGTAGTGAATGCTGTTTGAAAATGTGTTCTGGCAAGTGCTGAACAGCAGATCGCACCCGGGCTGAACCGTCATCTGGTCGCTGACTTGGATCGGAAGAATGAAGGGTGCGTCCAGCACGAATTGAGTCGTGCTGTTCTGCTGCTTGATCTTTGCGGCCATGCCCGTGTTTTGACCGCTCGTGAACTTCACAACTCCGAGGGCGTAAGGCAGCGGATTGGTTCCGACCGAAGGCAATGCCGCGGTCGTGTTAATGGTTAGATTGGTTGAACCGCTGGCGACCTGGGCCGCAACCTGAAAGCTGGCAGAACTCAATGCACAGTGCTGGTCGAACAGCGTGAAGCGGCAAGGCGACTGAATAATGTTGGGCGGTGTCGCAAGGTTTAGGCGATACAAAAGATCGGCAACAGTGAAGGTGCATTTGCTACGGGTGAGGCTGTCAACGTTCGTGATCTCACCCATGAACTTAATTTCAAAACCCAAGCTGGTGTCGAAGCCGTTCGGGTGGGGGTTGGGCGTTACAGCGTTCAATGGGGAATAAGCCGTATAGACCCACACCTGCGCTTTGTCGAACAAGCCCGTGCTGACGGTCTGGAAAAGTGGAACGTTGGTGCCGGGAAAGAAAACCTGCGTGTCGTTGGGGATCGAGACCGACAAACTCATCGTCTGCGATGCAAGATTGCCCATCATGGCCGTGCTGGTGATGTCACCGCGAGACCAAGAACCATATCGGGTGGCATAGAACGTAGTTGGCGGTGTGCCGGCATTCGCGGCATCCAACTGCCAGGTCGTGGCGGTGATGCTCTGCCCGTTGGTCAGGTTCACGAGGAACAGGTCTGCGCGCTGGTATTCCTGATGACTTTGTAAAAACGCTTTGAGTGTGTCTGGTAACTGTTTCTTCATTCTCCTTTCCCTACAAAATGATTGATTGGAATTTGACCTGGGCTATCTGCCACACATTGGTGAAAATCTGCGAGAGGTCGCTTAGGCTGTCATCGGAAAACCGACAACGAAAGTAATAACCGCCACTCCAAGCTAGGACTACGCCGTTCGCCGGAGCTGACGTAAACGTGATGACTCCCTGCGTGGTCATGCTGAAAGCAGCGGTCGGTGCTCCGTTGACGTAAATGACTGGCGTTCCGTTCGCGTTCTGAATGATGTCGGCATAGTTGCCGATTGGTCTCGTGAGCTGAAACACTTTGGTAGAGCCGTCACCAAGTCCGAACGTCGCTGGTGCAGTGGACGCAATGATATTGTCGTGCGGATCATTGAACAGCCACGAATTCGCCTGTCCCTGCATCTGCATGTAGAAGCCGACGAGCTGATTCAAATAAGAGGTAGCATCGTTAAACGTTCCCTTCAGAAGCGGGAAGGTCAGATCGAAGCTCCATGTGCAATAAGGAGTCGTGCTGATGCGGGTCTCGCCACGTCTCGAAACCGGAGTCTCAATGAGCGTGTTAAATTGCGGAGACTTCTTGATCGGCCAGCCACGGGAACCAGCAGGATATGTTGGAAGAGGTAAAACACTGTTCGACATCGCCGGTTACACCATGTTCTGACTCCTTAATTGGGATTGGGCTTTCTTGAAGAACCTGTCACCGTGGCGTTCGAGGATGCGATCCATCCCTTCAGCATCAACGGCATGAATGGTCGGAGCGAACACAAGATGGCTCGGTTGGCTTTGTGCGTTACCTGATTGACTGCCCACCGACTTCACAATGAAACTGCTTATGTTGCGAGGCAAAATCATTTCTTCTGGGTGAGTTCGCACATTCATCTCACGGTTAGGCAACAAGGCACCACGGGATGCGGCTGCATCAGCCACAAACGCTTCACCCGCAGCCATAACAGACGCGGCGGCTGGAATGTTCCCGGGAAACGGAACATCTGCAAGCGTATTGGCTGCTGCGGTTGCCGTGGATGATTGTGCCTCTGCAACGTTGCCCGTTATCTGGGCGTCTGTGTGGATACCCAATGCAGCTAGAGCGGAGGCGAAAAAACTGTTGTCTGTTGCTGCCATGAAAAGTTTTGACTCGACATATTGCAGTGCAACTTTGATGGTGTCCCCGATCATGCTTTGGGCCATGCTGCGGAAATCTGCCTTCCCTGTCGTTGCCAGCTGCGCCAGATTGTTGTTCATGCTAGCCACACCTTGCTTGAAGGTGTTGGCCAGTCCGACTTGCCACTGCTTGCCTTCCTGGGCCATTTGGAGCAAGGTGCCTTTGAAAACATTGCCGAGTTTGGCGGTGGCGACTAGCTGTGCCGCGATGTCCTGTTCGCGCTGCAACTGGTCTTGATGCAACTGCGCATCGATTGCGAGTGTGCTCTTGCCCTGAGATTGCGCAACACTACGTAGTTTTTCGAGTGCCGCGATTTCACGGTCAATGGCTGCAAGGTGATTGCTCGACGCTACCTTTTGCGCAGCGGCCAGTTCGTCTTCGAGGTCTACCTGCTTGCGAATGGCGGTCTCTGCGGCTGTGTAATCAGCCATGCCGAGACCTTTATTGGCCTTCGCAAACTGCTGTAAACGCACCGCGACCTCTTGCTCCTTATTGAACTTGTCGTATGCCGAGGCACCGGCGAGGATTGAATCGATCTCTTTCTGGGAGACAAGTGGCGTTACCGTGAGCTGGTGGAGGGCAATGCGAGACGCGATCATCTCGTGAATGGACTTCATCGCCAGAGCGACTTGCTCGTTACCTTCTTTAGTGTTTCTGGCCTCGTTCTCTTTGAAGAGGTTTTCTTCAAAGGTCTTTGTAAGCTCTTTCTGTTTGTTCAGAGTGCTGGCGTAAGCGGAAATGATCTGAGTATCGTGAGTCGCCTGAAGGGCTTCGATCTGCTTGTTGGTCTGCGCAACGAGTGCGGGGTGACCGGCCTCAAGCGCCTTTATCTTCTGAAGGTGTGCCAGCTCTGCATTAAATTGTTTGTCCAGGGCGTTTTGCTGCAAAGCCGCTAGCTGGCCTGCGGTGATCTTGCCCTGCTGAAGTTGAAGTTCATAAGAAGCGATCTGTTCCTTGGTCTGGGCGTCAACGACTTTCTTGGACTCCGCGAATAACTTGTCCTGATAATCGATGTTGTCGTGCAGCTCTTGCAGGGCGGCCTCAGTGCGTCTCTGTCCATGGGTGATGAACGAATCGGTTATCTGCTTCTGGACGTTGTCAGCAACACTGAAGAGCGCCTGCTGGGCGGAGCGCTCGGCTGCGTGGTCTTTTTCCCTGGCTGCTAGGAAACGCGGGTCAGGGGCTTCATTGTGGATGTTTTGCTGAAACGTCTGGGCCTCGAATCGGGTCTTCTTGGTTGTGGCAGCATCCCATTCCTTGGCCAGTGTTCGGACGGCAGCTGCTGCCGTATCGACTTTATCCCTCAGCTGGGACAGGGCTGCATCCGGCGCTCCGTCAGTTGCAGCCTTATTGAATGCTTTTTGTGCCGTTTCCAGATCGGCTAGCTTGGATTTTGCTTGCTCTGTTCTCTCGTCGGTCTGCGGTGCACCGGTGATCGCGGAGTGCCACGAGCCTACTGACTGCTTCTCCAGAAGTTCAGTGATCTTGGTAATACTGTCGCCAAGTTCCTTATTCAGATTTACGGCAGCGGCTTTTGCCTGCTCCAGAGCCTCTTTGACTTTGTTCTGCGTGGGTCTTCCTTCCAGCACGGCTATGTGATCTGCCAGCTTGAGACGATCTGCCTCAAGAGAAGCCGTGTGCTTAGTCAGCGCCTCGGTAGCGTCGTCGAGGTCTTTCTTCTGCTTCTCTAGTTCCTCGCGGTGCTTCTGTGCCGCTTCCGTCGCATGGAAGAGGCCCATAGCAATAGCTGCAACAGCAGCCAGCGGGAACGCTGCTGCGAGAGCTGTCTGGATTCCTGGGAGTGTCGCGGCGAAGGCTGTCGCATGGCGGGGAAGGTGAATGCCAAGCATTTCGTCGATGAGCATTAGACTTCCGCGAGATTCATGCAAGTCGATGCCGTTAAAACTTTCCTGAATAGAACGCGCTGTGTTCTTTGCGTTTTGGCCAGACTTGCCAATAGGGCCATCAAACGATGCGGTGTTCGCAATGAGCGAGATTCGAATTGTTCCTTGGTCTACGGACATTTACTCACCGAATACTTGGTCAACAATTTCTTCTGCGAACGGAACTCCTTTCTGTTGCAGGTTTGCTAGGCAATCGATCCTTGCCTGCGGTAATCGTTCTGGACAGACTTGCTCCAGTTCGACACGCATCTTCTTGAACATCACAATCAGTTCGTCACGCTGGGTTTCATCGGCGGTCTTGCCAACGAAATCAAACGGGGTAATGTTGTGAGCGCCATTCGCGGCGGCGGTCATTGATGCGTTGATGCCAGCGAGAAATTGCTGGCGTTTGAATTCAATCTGACGTTGTTCCCACAAATCCCAAAAGTCACCCGTGGTTAACTCGCCAAACTCCTCAATCGTGAGCCTGAACCAATATCTGGCGAAGACCCACATCTGTTTCAGTCCATGGGGTGCTTCTTCTAGGACTCTTGCGGTTGAGTGCTTGGCTGATCTTTTCCCGGTGCTTTGTTCTCCTCGGCGGCTTTTTTCAGACGCTCAAGGACGCCGGGGAATGCCAACTCAAAAAGCAGGTTGTGGAGTGTAGGGGCATGTTCGGGGGTAAACCATGCAAACACTTCATCCAGCATGATGTTCGGATGAAAGCGCTTGAGGGCGTACCAGCACAGCTTGGCTGTTTCCACTGCCGTCATGCCGACCCACGTCTGCGGCAAAGCAAAATCTTTGCCCAACGTTTCATTGGCGTTGGCAATGGCGTTCATATCGAGCGCCAGCTTGTATTTCTTTGTTCCGTCGTCGGTCTCAACTTCGAGATTCGAGACGTTCATTACGGCTTTCTTCAATACCTGATAATCCATAAATGCCTGCATGGGAGGGACAGGACACACCTGCCCCTCGCTGAGATAACGCAACCGAACCGATTAGGCCAAAGTCAGAGGCCCGCTGATCTTGATCTTCACGCTCAATTCTGTTTCTTTGTCGAGCGTGATCTTGGTTTCGAAAGTGGTGATGATGCCAGCGAACGTGTAGGTCAGGAAGCCGGATGGGTTCACAACTTTGAAATTGTGCGTGGCGGCTGTCCCCTGTGCGAGAGAAGCGGTTCTCAGAGCAGCATGTGTGGTGTCGGCAGGGTTATAAATAATGCTGATTGAAACGTCACCGTGATCTTGCAGAGTGGCGATATATCTACGGACTCCGTCCGTGTTGTCTGCGCTGGTGACTTCTGGCGTGTCAACTTTGAAGCTGCCAAGGTCAACCGACTTAACCTGGGTAATGGTGGTAAATGTCCCAGACCCTAAAGTTGTTTCAAGCTGGAATTGACCACCCGTCAAAGTAAATGTTGCGGCTGTTACGTTGCTCATTGCGTGTTACCTCATGCGTTCCTCCTTTCTTTTTTGGGAACGAAAGCCGTTTTAAGCGGAACGGCAACGCTAAGTTGATCGAATCGAACAGGCTATGGAATGACGATGTCGTGATACAGAAAGTCCACTTGCAACAATCTGCGATACACATACCCGCCTGAACTCTGCTCCAAGCCCAAGTCCATTTCCTTCACCGGATATGAACCCTGCACCACGGTTGTCCCTAACGAACCAGTGAGGTTCTGAACAAGCCTCTTCACCGTGTCTGAAACCTGATTTGTTTTCGTGTAAGTGGCTGAGTAGCTGTCGAACTGCACTCTTTTTCTGTGGCCATTCAATACACCTTCAGCAGCAATAAAATCCTGCGTGTACACAACTTGAAATACGAGCGCCGGGTCCGTCGGCTGCCCCTTTGGGACAAATCCTTTCCATATGTTGTTGGCGTTCCCGTCCAGAGCAGAGATCATGTCTAAGTTGGTGGACAGAAGCGTATAGAGATCGTTTTCAAGCATTTACTTATTCAGGGCTTCAATGGCAGCGGCTAGTTCCGTTTGAAATGCGGAAACGACTTCGTCTTTTTTGTTTTCGTAAGCCACACTGACAAATGGCTTTGCCGATTCGTGAACCGTTCCGAATTCGTGGAAGCGAGCAACTTCTGCTGCGTCGCGCTTCCGCTTCGATACATCGGGCGGATAAATATCCACGGTCGGCCCAATCGTGACTGCTATCGAGCCAGTCGATCCATCGTCATCACCGGCACCCGCTTTGCTGCGGATGCTTATGTGTTCGGAAAGAAAGTCCGTATCTTTTGGAGCAAGGCTTTCAATCTCTTCTTGAAACAAGACGGCTGATTTTCTTTCAGCACGTCGAAGCGCGGTCTTTGCTTGCTTAGGGGCCAACTCTGTCAGGAGTCGCTCCAAATCTTCCAAGCCGTCGATTTGACACACCACCTCTGCCATGCCGCTACACTCGCTCGTAGCAGTACAAAGCCAAGTTGACTTTGCGTTCGTCAGGGTCTAACGCTGCCTGAATGTCGAAGATGCGGCCATCTGATAGCTGCACGAGATTGGCCGACGTGATACCGGGCATCCAACGGATCGTCACTTTATGTGTGGCTTCCGTGGTGACCGACTCGGGCTTTTCTATGTATTTCGAAGTCAGCGCATCCACGCGTCCCCAAACCGTTGCAACCAATTCATGCGCCTGGACGAATTCTCCGTCAGCATCTTTGCTTTGGCTGGCGGTCAACAACGCCACACGCTCTGTCATCGAACCGGCAGAGACATACGAGACGTTGTTGGATAGGCGTCGTGGCAACATCGGCTTAGTTGTAACGAACCACAGCGAACTTCAATTGAGCGCTGGAACTGGTCAGAAACACGAGGCCGCTGGGCTGAATCCATCCTGCAAGCTGGCTCATCTGAATGGCGGCATTGCCACTGATGGCGACGGTATATGTGGTTAGGCTTGCGTCAGAACGTCCAAGGGAGTCAGCAACGCTCGTAATACCGAAGGTGTGAGTGGCGGCGTTATCGGCATTCTGGATGTGCAGAATTTCCTTTCCCGTTGCCACGAAGCTGTTGCCGTTCGCGGTGTCGCTGGCGGTGTAAGTAATGGTCAAGTCTCCAGCCTGAACGCTGTAGTTGTTGGGGTGGAGCTGTTGAACGGTTAATGCGGTTTGTGGCATGTGCGGTACCTCTTAGCCCCTTGAAGGGCTGAAATCGAAAATCGTGTTGCTGTTCAAAAGCTGTTCCACACTGTGTGGAACACTGCCCACCTGTCCGGCTGCCACGGGTTCGCGATTGCTGTGCCAGTGATTAACCAGCATCAGAATTGCGACTCTCAGGGTTTGCGGTATTGCGAGTGCAACCACTGAGTCGGGCTGTTGTTTGGGCGGATTTGCCCCAACCGTATGTGTGTCAGGCGGTGCTCCCGGGTCCGGGTCATATCCTGCGGTGAAAGTGATTTCAACCGAGTTGGCTACATACAGGTCGGCTGGCCAAAACTGTCCAGGCAGTGGAAATATGCGCGCTGGTTCTGTAATACGATCCACGACAAAGTCTGTGTCTTGCTCCAGCGTCTGCGCTGTCCCGTCGGCTGCGATGTAACGCATTCCTTCCACGCTCTTCAGCGGTGGAAACGGAACCTTTATCATCTGGGAATAATTCCAGAGGGTTGTTGAGTAACGAGGAAGCGAATAATAGTTCGGTGGATATGCCTGCTGTGAAGCAATCGAATCCGTGTAATAAGGATGCGAGTCCATCACCATTACGAACTGGCGCTGTGCGAGAACACGCCCCGTCCACTTCTCACAGTAATCACGAGCGGCAGAGATCAACGCTGAGATAAGAGCATCGTCGTCGGCCCCTATAACCTTGCAAAAGTTCTTGGCTTCTCCCAATGACACGGGTTCGGATTCTGGTAATGCGATTTGCTTGACGTAGGACATTCAGGCCACCACGCCGATTGGCGTAATGCGTGAAAGGGAGCCTGCTTGCGACTCCCTTCAAGGTTGGGGGCTGTGATTAGCCTTGTACCAAGTACTTCACTGGGTGAGTGCCTGCGTCCAAGAGATTGCCGTCGTAACGAGAGAAGCCGACGAAAGCAACCTGACCGAAGTCAGCGAAACGTTCATTCAAGCGAACGATAGAAACTTCCTTCACCTGACGAACCAAGTATTTTTTGAGCTGTCCGAATAACACGGTCTTGTTCGTGGTGGCGATTTGAGCCATGTCGTTGTTGATGTAGTACGGATATCCCAAAATGGTGGATGGAACATCGGAAGCAAAGTCTCTTTGGAAAATCGGACGACCCTGCTTATCCAGCAATTCACGGATAGCCTTAAGGGTGCTGTCGTGCATCATGAATGCAGCTCCCTGACGGTAAACCGGATCAACGCTGTGGATGAGTTCGGTCAAGTCCTTGGTGCCAATGCTGTTTGCAGCAGTACCAGAACCACCGTCGTTACCAGAAGAACCGATTGCGGTCGGGCCAACAGTTGCTGCGGTCACAATGCCCTTGGGTTCTGTCGTTCCTACTCCAACGGTGAACTTGGTGTTCAGGATGCGACCATTACGCTCGGCCATCTGGGCCTTTACGAATGCGTCGATATCGAATGCGGAATCCTGCAACAATTCGATGCTCACCTTAATCATGTTCGTGGTGAACTTGAAAGCACCGAACGTCAAGCTGCCAATCGACATGTCAGTGCTTGAGGTCAACTGCGCGCCTTCAGCCAAGATCGCACCGACATTTGTGGTGTCGTTGCTGTTCGGATAAGGCATCGGATTGCCCGAAGCGGTCTGCATGATCGTGGACGTAGACAACATCGGGCCGTAATACTTCATGGCCTGCTCGATGTCGTACACGTAGCCCTGCGGAACAAGGAAGCCGCCAAGGGTTGTGGTGCCAACACCAAGATCACGGAACTCAGAATTTCTGCCGGTCAGGATGTCTCGGTTTTCATTGCTCATTTGACCGATGTCCTTGCAGAGATAATCTTTTAGGGCAGCGTTATAGGCAGCATTGCGCGCTTGAACTGTGCCGCGCATCTCTGCGGGAACTTCGTTCAGGTGCAAAGGCTTTACACCACTGTTATTAAAGAGAGCGCGATAGCTAGCGGCGGAGAGGGTGCTTTCGCTGGCTTCAGAGGCGATTGCATTTTCAGGTGGGCGTACAGCGCGGGTTTCGGAAGCCAAGGCTTCAACTTTTTCAAGACGCTGGATGTCAGCGTGTAGGGCATCAGCGTGGATCATTAGGCTGTCAAATTTAGAGCGGGTCTCGGCAGTCATTTCGCCGTTAGCAATTGCTTCGGCGTCATAAATCAACTTGCCATGCTGCTCTCGCAGTTCACGAGTTTTACTCATCTCCTTTCTCCCGGACGGATATGTCCGAATGGTGGATTTAGAATTTTGTGTTCACATTGCGAAGCCGGGTTACACGCGACAGGCGGGAACTGCTCGCTCTAGTTGGGTAAGCTTGCTATTCAAAGCAGTAGCATCCTACGCTTACAAAACTTGCTCACTTACAACTGTGCCGCGGAATTCCGCGAGATGCAAATACTTTATTTGCGTTTTGCAATTTCAACCTGCATTAACATCCGATCGCGATCATTCGTGTCCTGCACGACGGCAGGCGGTTCAACGACCTCTGCTGGCTGCTCCTTCGTGCGGAATTCCACCACTTCAGGAATGCCATCGGGCCACAATGAACGAACTGAAACGGACGTTGCCGGATATGCCGGAAACGGACAAACGGAGACCTCGAATACTTCACAGTCGGTTATGCTTCGGGTCATCGCTCCGCTATCGGAACGTGTCCAGTCATCTTGTAAGCAATAGAAACCGAAACTCATTCCCGTTACATCTCCGCGCTTCACGAGCGTGGAAAGGTCACGAGCTGCGGATGTGTCGGGCAGGATGCATTCGTAATACAGACCTTTGTCATCTGCTCTCACCTGTAGCGTTCCGCTGCGTGTCCTGCCCAAGATTTGGCTGGTATCGTGGTTTATCAAACAGCGGATGTCGGGCTGTTCCCCAAGGCACCGGGTAAAGGCGCCTGGCGCAATGATTTCGGTGAAGCCCCCCAGGTCTTCTGACGGACTGTCAAAGACTGCTGCGTAACCGCTGAGGGTGTTGTTATCGCCTGAACGAATTTCTGCGACTGTGATGGTTCTAAATTCTCTCCTGTTACTCATTTATGGCCTCGGCCTTGGCTTTCTTGATCGCCATGGTCTTTGAAACTGACAGGTGGATTGCTCCAAGTGCTCTGCGCAACTCGGCTGATGATTGTTCGTCGGCATCGTCACGGCTCCAATTGGTTGAACGTTTCTCCATCGCCCCGGTGAAATCCTTGACGAACTTGGCTGTATCGGCTGGCAATGCGTCCCCAGGCTGGTAAGCGCGATCGGCTTGGCTGTAAATCATGTCTGCGACAGCGAATAAAACTGGTTCGAAAGTACGCTGAAACGCCTTGGTATCTGGCTTTTCACGAGCCAATATCCTTCCAACTGCGTCCCTAAACAGGCGGGAATATAGAGGAAACAGGCTGTTAACTTCTGCGTCCGGGTCCGTCGATGGCTGTGCCTCGCCTGTCGTGTCTGTAGCAGGTTGTTCTTCGGTCGGGTCTGTTGAGCCAGTCGGATCGGTACCTGAAGGCTTATTCGGATCATTGGGGTGTTGCGGATTGTCCGGGGTCACGACAGGGTTCTCGATGTCCTGCATGTTCACAGGAACCAAGTGCTTTTCTGCCCAAGGTTCATCAATGGGGTTCCTGCCTTCAAGTTCCAAGATGTCGTTAATGCAGAAAGCGCCGGTGCCCCACATCGTCTTGTAATACGCTTCACGATCTGCGGCGGTTGGCCGTAATAGGTTATGCAGATCAAAATCGATAAAGAAGGCGTTCTTCTTTGGCTTCCTTCCGGTGGCGGCAATCGTCGGATTCGGGAATAGCTTGCGCTTGAATTCAGTCTTGAGGGCTGCCAACCACGGCTGCAAACAAATGGTCAGGAATTCTTGCCCCTGCTGTTCCGTGGTGGACTTGGTGCTGGAAGTGTCGCCCACCATATGAGGCGGTACGTGGAACATCGTTGCGATTTCAATGACGATGTTCTTACGAGTCTCGATCATCTGCGAGTCTTGCGGATTGTTCGAGATGGGAGTGAACTTCGTGCCGATTCTCATTACGGCAATGCGGTGCGAGTTCTCGCCACCTTGGGCTTCCATCCATGAACGCCTGGTCTGCTCAACGTCTTGTGGCGGTGCAGGCGGCATTTCGAGGATGCCCGTAGGCTTGGCGTAGTTAGCGAAATACTTTGCGCTGAATTTGCTCGTTGCTAATGCAAGACCGAGGGTGTCGCGCGCTAGCCATACAAGCGACTGAGCACAGCGACCATCGAATGACATTCCTTGCAGGTGCAGCATGTCTTCTTTGGCAATCAGGCGAGTCGGCTGTGAAGACGCGCCGGGTTCAGAGAGGTCTAGACCGCTAACGCCATCAGTCGTCTCATAAACCATGTCGCCAGCTTGAAGCGATACGGGAAACGGTCTCCAAGGAACTGGCGGAAGTGTGACGGCCTGGGTCAGGAACTTGGGTCGGGTCTTGCTTGGGTTGCGCGGCCAGATGGCGACTACGCCATTGGCTTTGTCGCGTTGGATTTCGCCATATGCGTTACCCCACACCAGAGCGTGAAGCATGTACGCCTGTATGAAGGTGTTCCACGACATGTCCTCATTGGGTTCGGTAAACAGCTCACAGAGGTCGTGGTCATAGGCCGGTCGGTTTACTTTGCGTCCCGATTGCAGGAAACTGCGCTCGTAAATGTTCGCTGGCAAGGACGCAATCGCCTTCGAGATGAGATCGACGCAAGCCAGGAAGGTGGAAATTCCGAACGCGCTCAGTTCACTTACGCGGATGCCCGAGTCCGTTCGACCACCATTGAAAATATCCAGCAACCACTCGCTGGGAAATCCCAAGGTCGTCTGCGGGTTCTCTAGGCTGCTACGCTGTTCTGTGCTGCGGTTCGTTCGTTCGATCAAACTCCTTTCTTCGTTTATCAAGTTGGCAAAGATGCCTGTCATTAGTGCCATTCGGTTTTACCTACCACCATTGCATTTCAAACGGTGCTTGCTGCACTGGTATGTTGAGAGTGCGGTTGATTGCCATCAATAGCGCAACCACTGGGTCAATCTTGTTTTCTTGGTGTTCTTTGTTCGGGAACAAGTTGTCGTTTTTGTCGGGATGACAGACCACGTTCGAGATCGCCCACGTCAAAACTGGATCACCATCAAAATGAAGACGCTTGTCATAAACAGCGGCCTCAAGTTCTTTCATTGCAGGACTGAAGTAAACAGTCCGCTGGGGAACCTCAATCATCTGGAAGCCTTCGGGCAGAAGGTGGTTCACGATGCTGGTGGCGTTGTATTGGTCGTGCGCGACTTCCTGAACGTAAAAGCGCTTTGCCCAATCCCTAATGTGTTCTTCGACGGTGTCGTAGTCGTTCGTCTCGCCTGGACAGGTTTCAATCCATCCGTCATTTGCCCATGCTGCATACTGTGCGTGTTTCGCCAGCTCGATTCTTTCTTGAGGCAGCATGTTGATGCCGAACACGTAGTAATGGCGCTTCATCTGCTTGGTCTTGATATCGCCAAGGTCTCGCCAAAACACTCGCATCAGTGACAACAGGTCGAGCTTCGATGCCAAATCCATTCCGACAATGCAGGGCTGTGTCTCGAAATCCACGTCCGATAAATCGGGATCGGCACACGCTTCCCATTTCCTCATGTCCATCCAAGCGTGATCTGTGCTCGTCCACAGGTTCAGGTGTTTTTGCTGGAATGCTGGCTGGGACGACGATTGCTGCATCGCCTTATTTGCCTTCAGCCCAATGTCTTCAGGCGATACACAAACACCCCAATTCGGGTTGGCCTTGCGCCACACTCCGGGACCGGCTGCCCAATCGTCCTCATCGTCAATCGTCCAGATACAGCCGAACACCGATTCATCCTGAAAAACTTTCTCCAGAATCTTCACGATGTAGTTGCGAACGTCGTAGCAAACACCGGCCCGGTTGCTCCCTGCCGTGGTGATGGCAAAAAGCATTGACCCATCACGCTTGCCGTTGGCCGTGTCGAGGTTGTCGTACAGCTCGCGGGTCTGGTGGGCATGAAGTTCGTCCACACAGATGAAATAAGGGTTGATACCCTCAACTGTTCCCGCTTCACTTGATACCGGTCGAAAGAATGAAGCGGTTGCCGTCTGGTTGATGCTGTGGGCTGCTACGTCAATGTCGGCACGACTGCAAAACTCAGGCATCTTTCGGAGCATTGCCTGGGAAACGTTGAACAGCAGATTCGCTTGTGCTCTAGACGTGGCGGCACAATAAACTTCTGCGCCGGGCTCGTCATCCCCAAACGCCATGTAGTTGCACAGCGCGGACATCAATGGGGTCTTGCCGTTGCCCTTTGCGACTTCGATATAACAACGCCTGAAACGTCTGAGGTCGGTTGTCTTGTTGAGCCAGCCGAATGCCGTTGTCAGAACGAAACATTGCCAACCCTCCAAACGGATCGGCGTATTCGCAAACTTCTTCCCCTTGATGTGTGGGTTCTTTTCAACGTACCGACACACCTTGCTGGCCTTTTCGATATTGAAGCGATAGGGCCAGGCCGGGTCTTGCTGCTTTTCTAAGTCCTCAAGTTGGCGTTCACACGCTCTCTTGGTGAATTTGCAGGCAGGAACGGTGCCGTTCAAAACATCCGCGATGTACTGATTGGCCGACTCTACATAGTTTTTTGAGGTAGGAACTCCGCCCATTCGTCTTGAACCTGCTCGGCTGGCTGCGGTACTGCGGTCACCTTCGCTCTGTCGGCTGGAGTCATCCCCAGCTTGCCAAGCAAACTCAACAGCAATTGCACTTCCTGCGTTTTGATTTCTCTCTTTCTCTGCTTTGCCATCAATGTGCAAGCGGTTTCGACTGCCCAACGATCACTGTTTGCGAGAACACCCGGCAGACACATTTCCTTTAGCTCTTTCCAAATCTTTCTTTCGTCTTTGGTGAAGTAGCTGGGTGCATTCCCCAACTCGCCTGATGGCTTGGGTTCATTCGCACGAGCGCGACGCCTCTCAGGGTGTTTGATAAACGCCCCTCTGGCTTCGAGAATGGCTAACGGTGTCGGTGGTCTTGGCATAATTCGTCTTCTGAAACACTCATCGTTGCGCTTATGGTTATGGAGACACGCGCAAAAAAGGGGAATGTCGGCACGGGAGGTATTTGCTTTTAGAAAATGACCCCCTATCCCCCGTTACTCGGTTATTTGTTTTCGAGCGGCTTACCCTGCCCGACCTTGGTTGCTATCTCTTCCAACAGCTCAATGATGCGAAGCTGCCTTGCTCGGTCGGCGGCTGGACTGATGTCATGCAGTGCTGTCGTCTCGTACCGTGGGGCATTGCTTGGCACAGGCCCAGGAATCCCTGTTGCGGTTTCTGTTCTGCGTTTACTCATTAGGTTAGGGTGATGCCAGTGTTGGCCTTGACCCACCACACACCGTTACGTGCTCTCAGGGTGATGGTGTTGGCGATTGCTGCACCGAAGGTTGCTGTGGTCTTGTTGCTGTTCAGCTTGTTGGCTGGAAAGGTGATGACGTGAGCGGCGGCTGTTTCGCTGATGATTGTCAGTTCTTGTCCGTCATTACCAGTGGCTGCGGGTAATCCTGCGGCTGGCGCTGCAAGGGTAAGGATTGCGGCTGTTCCTTTGGTGATGCTGACTAAGCCCTGCGTTGATGCGATTGCACCGTCTGCGGATTTCACTTCCACGTTGGCTGGAGCATCAACGGCTGCTATTACGCCATTGACGATGGAGGCCAGGGCTGATGGTGCTGCGGATTGAAAGTCGGGGTGATTGGTTCCTATGTTGGCTAGCCCAAGGTTGGTTGATGTGCCGGTTAAGCTCATTTCGTGTTACCTCATTAGATCGCTCCTTTCTGGAGTTGAATATGTTTTGTGACCCAAACCGCCGTTCTCTGTTGCGGTCTTGTAATCATGGCAAGCCTTACAAAGCCCTTGCAGGTTACTCATGTCGAACGGATCGCCACCATCGCGGACTGGTTTGATGTGGTCAACCACTGCTGATGCGATTGCCGTGCCAAATCGTTCGGTGCATTTCCTGGCTAGACGACAGAGCGGATCGCGTTCGAGCACTGCCTTCCGGGTCCGAGCCCATGCTGCTGTCTTATACAGCTTGCGAAACGGATCGTCGGCTCTGCTGATGTCGTGTTGTCGCTTCCATTCCTTTGCTTGCTGCTTACGGCTGTGGTCGGCACAGTCATGATTGTTAGGGCAGCCAGGTCGAGGACATGGCCTTGCTGCTCTGGTTGGCATGTTTCGAAACGAATGCGGGAAAAAAGTCCCCTATGACCACCAGACCATGGGGTTACAGAGTATGCAAGCGAAAAGTTGGGATTGAGTTAAACAGGGTGTCAAGGGATACGCCGCAGCTTTATTTTTTTGATCCTCACCATATGAGTTCGCGCTGATCCGCATTCGCAGCGTGCTGGGAAGCGTTGAAAAGTGAGCTTAACTCCGGCTGGATCAACCAGTTATGTGCGTATCGATTTCCAGCGAGAAGAGAACGCGGATCAGCGCGTATTCATCTGGTTGAGGATAACTGTGTTGTAAGAGCATTTCACACTTGACACGCGAAGTCTGCGGGTTAATATTTGTTTTGCGGTTTGCTTTTCTAATGGAGTAAACCGCAATGGACAAACTTGAAGCCTTCCTGATTCGACTCGCTTCCCTAATCTCTATCGTCCTGCTTCTGGCCTATGCGCTATGGTCGGAATATCACCATCTGTTCAAATGAGCCAAACGGCGTTGCCAGAATTGGGGCTTTCATTTTTACTCACGGCTCCGGCTCGGAACCCGAGGAATAGTAAATGTTCTCCAGCATGAAGCAATCCTGGTAGCCTGCGCTGTCGCGGTACCTCGCGTTAACACTCTCGACGTGTCGCGGATTCCGATACAGGGCAGCCACGTCGTACATCTGTCGGCACAGGGGAATGTATTCAGTCGGCCCGGGCTCGTCGGGCACAAACTTCCCTATCAAACCCGAAGATTGCTGCGCTGGCTGCGTCACCAAAATTCCTTTTTTCAGATATTTATCCCGTTTCAACGGGTCACTGTGCCGGGTAGCTGTATCGGGCCTGTCATCTCGACATGACACGAGCAAGGCTGAAAACAGCAGTGCAATGACAATCGTTACCTTTCTCATCTTGTGCCCCTCGACGAATAATGTTGCAGACTATAGTCTGTAGTCCTTTAGTCGTCAAGTCGGGAACACTGACGGTATGCTCCGTCAGCCCAAAGCAATCAGCACGGAACGTCGATTTGGAATGGCTCTAAAAGAAGAACGGCAGAAAGCCGAACTGTCCCAGGAGGAATTGGCCCACCGTGCCGGATACCACCGCACCTATGTCAGCCTGCTCGAACGCGGCGAGAAGAGTCCGTCGTTGCGGACAATCTTTAATTTATGCGGTGTGCTGAATATTCGTCCCTCGGTCTTGATCGCAAGGGCTGAGGTAATCAAGGGTTCGTAGGTTAGGTGTTGGCCACGGCAGGGACTTCAGCTGAGTTTGTTCAGTTGTGTTCATGAGATGTGCGCGCTACATATTCAGCATCATCCGCCATAAATGCGTTTGCAAGCGAATGTTGGTCAGGGATGGATGGGCTTCGCGGACTATCGGCCTAAGTTAGTTTGTCACCATGTATCAGATACCGAATCGTTCTGTCATTGATTCCGTAATTACGCTCGATCACCGAATTGTGGTACTTCGCTAACCATACTGCCTTCTGCCTGACACTGTCTTTCTCGCCTGACAATTGCTTTAGCTTATATTCGGCGGCTGCCTTATGTTGGGATAGCATTTCGTGCCCCTGCTCGGGGGTGAGTATTACGGAGTGACTGCGGACTACCGTATTAAAATAGTCTATGAAAAATATTCCGTCCTCACCCTGTCTTATCATAGATTGAATCGCCTCTGTGATTCCGTCTCTGAGTTCGCGAATTAAATTGCGATCAATGATGATCCTGGGGAATACGGCTGACTGTTCCAGCTCATACGATCTCACCATTGCGGGGCCAAAGACAAAGCCATCCTCCATGTAGCAGTGGCCTTCCGACATTCCACCACGGATCAATGTCCTGCCTTTTGATACCAGCAATCGAAATTGCATGTTGGCCAGAGTATCCATTTCTTGGCTCAATTGATTCACAAAGTCTGCTTCGTTGTATTCAAGTTGCCTGATAATGAGATCAGAGAACGTTTGGCTAACTGTCCTGCTCTTAATTTTCCCTTGCTGAAACGTGAAGGCAAGAGTCCCGGTGACCCCTTTCGCTAGTCGCAATAGGCTCAGAATTTTATCTGGCGTTGTCTTATTGTTTTCCACGAACTGACGAAAGCCGAGAATATCGAGGTAGGTGACAATTGCGCTTTTGTACTCGGCCATTTGCCATGAAGAGTAGCACAACAGCGCAGACAAAAAGCCCTGCTCGGGAGTCTTACGCGATCATGAAACGGACTTTGGACTCGATGAACTGCTGATCGGTTCTCTGAGGTGTCCTTTCTTGAACACAAGGAGATCATTACGCGAGGGTAGGAATGCCGCGAAGCCAGGGATGGCGAAAGGTGGATCGATCTTGGCCTTCGCAACTCCTTTACCGGTTAATGCGATGCGGTCTTTGCGAAATTTAGCGTTTCGGCCCCTGCTCGGATTGCACAGTGTGGGGGGAATCGCAATTTTACGGCTCGTCAGCGACTAGGGTTATTTTGATCGTCTTGCCACAATTTGGACAGTCTATCTCCCCTGTTGTAGGGCCAGTGCTGCCATGCGCGGTTCCGGAAGGCTGCGGGTATGTGCCGCCAACTGGTTTTACTGGTTTCGGTTTTGCTATATACGCTGTAAAGTCTGAATCGATAATCAAATTGGGAAGAGTCAGACGAGCAGGCGATTGGCTTAACGCTTCAATGAAGACATATGCCTTGTCGGTTTCTTCCTGATTAAGATCATCGGTGGCAATCTTTAATTGATCGATGATGTTTTCTATGTCTTGCTTGGTTTTATTCATGCCTTTTTCTCATTCCAACTGAAATCCGTGAAACTGATTAGTTGTTTCCAGTCATCTCCTATTACTTTCACTAATCCTACGTTCACCTCTTCATCGGCAGTTTTCGTCGCTTTCAAAAAGTCGAGCATCTCCTTTTTCATTCCACCCGCCTCAAGCATCGCGGCATCGGCGGTTTTTGTAGCAGCAAGACCGGCAACAACTTCAAACCAATTTCCTAAAGCAATCACTTGATTGTAAAACCGTTCGTCTTTCAAATCTGCTGGATGCTCAAAAAGATACTCCACTTCGGCAATGTCACGAGTGAGCGAAACCATACGTTCCAAAATTCTCATGGAGACTTCGCGGCGCTTGCGTCTGCCGTCTATGCCAACCGTGATAAATGCTCCTAAAACACCACCAGCCACTGCGCCTGCTATACCGTCCAAGAGCGCCTTGGCGAGGAAATTACATTCGGCTTCCATCACTGTCTTACCCAATTCGCTACCCCGCCGTGATGTGAGCACGTTCCCCGTGTGTGCTGGCTGAAACTGTATGTGCCGTCACCACACTTGGCGGTTGCGGATGCCGGCGTGTGCGTTGCATGAACCGGCCGATGAACGCGCTTGCCATCCACATTGGTGTAGTACTGCTTGGATGTGCTGCTGTGGCTGTGGGAATGGGAGGATGATTTGGTATGGGTTGTCGTGCTGCTGTGATGGCTCTGATGGCTGCCTTTGGCCCAAACCGGCAAGCAAAGCAGCAGAGAAATAACGAGGGTGAGGGACTTACCCATGTGGCGCTCCTAATTGGCTGATCTAGGGCCGAAGGGGGTGGGCCGAATGTTACATCTGGCGGTCTAACTGCGCAAGCGAAATTGACCAGATCATTGAACTGTTGCGCTTTTCAGGTTGAGTTCCCAAACGATGTCTTGCACGGTGGCAGCGGGTTTCAGGTATAGCGTAGGGTAATGGTGCTGGATCGCCTTGGCTCGTTCGGGATCAATGTCGGCTGTCATGATGATGGTGGCGAGTGGGTGTTGGTCGGCCAGGGCATACACTTCCGATATTGCGATGGCTTCGTAGACGGTGTGTCCTTGCTGCGAAAGTCCGTCCGTGAGCGGGTTCGGTGCCTTGCCGGTGAATAGAATCAGAGCCATGTGGCGAGAATTTCGCTACTCAATATACACTCTTTAAAGACATTCAAAAAACGCAAAACAAATGACCAATCCTCCTGCTCTCTTTCCGAATCAGCTAAACCGAGAAGAAGAATATTTTGAATTGCTGGCAAAAGCCTTACGAGTGTGTGCACAGTACAAACCAATGTTCGGTCAAGGCCGCGTCGGCGGTGTGTCGCTTGCTCAATTCAAAGTGATGTATGGTGCCGACCCTTTTTACAGTTGGATCGGCATGGACTCGCCTCTTATGTATGCAGCACACAAGGCCGCTGGTGGCATGACTTCTATATACCGCCAGATTGGTATTGGTGGACAGTGGATTTTCAACAAAGTGATTCAGGATTCGCTCGGACTTACGCCATTGCAGGCGAATTGGATTTATGAGATTCCGAAACCTGACGGAGGAACCCGAAAACTTTCTTTGGATGGTCGCATCGACTTGGCTGATATTCGGGACGCAGCAAAGCGTCAGCGGGTTCAGGATTGGATGAATCAAGCCCTCGACCGCCTTCGGATTGACCGCAATGCTGCTGTGGCACATAAGGGAGTTGTGTTCGAAGTTCGCCAAGGCTACAAGAGTAAAGATTCGAAGCGTCAAAACGGAGACCTTGCCAACGCGGCCCATGCGTATGTTGAGGGATATATTCCGTCCATTGTCTTACTCTCAACCCAGATTGACGAAGATGTGGCAACGCGATATACAGAGGCACGGTGGCTGTTGATGACGGGCACACGGGACGGCAGTCCGATTGAGAGCACATACGGTTTTTGCCGTGATGTTCTCGGGTATGATCTGGCAGCCTTCTTTGAACGTAATTCGGCTCGGTTCAAGGCAGCACTCGAAGAAGTATTGGCAGCACTGTTGAAACCAAATGAAGGCTAAAACCAAAGCACTTATTGAACGTTTCGACCACCTGACCTATCGTGGCAACAGCAAACACACCCGTTATGGGTGGCTTCGTCTCACTCCTGCATTCTCGGTACATTTGGTGCTGGAGATCGTGCGTAATCTCCCCAAGACGGCTCTAGTCTTAGACCCATTCTGTGGGACTGGCACGACGGCTCTGGTGTGTGCCCAAGAGGGCATACAGGCTTCGAGCACAGATATTAATCCGTTCCTGCTTTGGCTGGCTCATGCCAAGTGTCGTAAATACACAGCAGACGAATTGGAGACGGCCAAAGAAGCTGCTGAGACCGTCTCACGAGTGATCCTGAACCGCAACGGTGTTGAACCGTGGATACCTGCCTTGTTCCAGATTGAGAAGTGGTGGGACACTGACACAACAACTCTTCTCGGAAAAGCACGAGCTGCAATCGAGGACAAGCAGACTATTTGGGGTCAGCCTGTAACCGATTTGATGAAGGTTGCATTTTGTCGAATGATAATTGAGTTGGCCAATGTGAGTTTTGGTCATCAGTCCATGTCTTTTAAGAAGGCAGATAATCAGATGGAGTTTGCGCTGCCGGCCGATAAGCACAACACCGTCAGTTCAAAGTGGAAGGATGTTTGTGAAAGCATTCTGAAGGCGGCCCATGATCCTGTTAAGACGATTCCACAATTCATCAAGTGTGACGCTCGCAATCTGACGGACTCCATCCAACCCGATTCGGTCGATTGCGTTATTACATCGCCACCATATCCGAATCGCATGAGCTACATACGGGAGTTGAGACCCTACATGTACTGGATCGGATATTTGAATGACGCTAGACAAGCGGGTGAGTTGGATTGGGAAGCCATCGGTGGGACGTGGGGCTGTGCGACGAGCAATCTAAACTCTTGGCAGGTTCCCAACGGGGTGAAAGTTCCGTATTCAGGCTTTGGCAGAATACTGCACGGGATTGCTGAAACGAGCGGCCTTCTCTCGCAATACGTGAACAAATATTTCTGTGACATGGTCGGTCATGCGCAAAACCTCTTTACTATTGTCAAGCCAGGTGGTCAGCTTCATTACATCGTCGGCAATTCGAAGTTTTATGACGTGTTAGTTCCCGTCGAGGGAATATTTGCATCACTGTTCGAGTCGGCGGGGTTCACAGATGTGAAGATAGAAACGATTCGCAAACGCACGTCTAAAAAGGAACTGTTCGAATACGTAGTCAGTGCGAGCAAACCAGAGTTCTAGCCCCGAAAATTCACCCAAATGTGCGTGTTCGTCCCGTCTTTTTCTTCGGTACACGGGCTGAATAAACCCCAACGAGTTTGTCAGCGAGATAACTTTCTAAGAGTGCCCGACGCTCTTGATCCGTGACTTCTGTTGGAGGAAGTTTCTTTTCGAGTTCACGGCGAATGCGATTGTACTCAGATACCGCCCTCTTCTCCTGCTTGAATCGACCGAGTTCCTTCCCTGCCATTTCCAACACGAAATCGCCATCAGCATCATGCAAAACAAGTTCGGCCGGCGGGAAGGAAAGTTTCATTTAACTCCGATTTTACGCCTGTTCCTGTCTGATCCGCTGGGTAAAGCGGCACCGGACAACATCGTTGCGGCTGACAATTGGATCGCAGCAGGTGAACAGTGGCCGCCTGGCCGCGTTATGATGTTTCGTAGCCTTATATGGAACAGGATTTGACAATTCTCAAAGATGACATGGTCGCATTTATTGAAGGCCATGGCCTGCGCCGGTTCAGCGCTTACGTGAGCGATGAGGTCGCCAATGTGCCCTGGTCAGCAGACGAGGATCACCCCGACGCTTGGAAGGATTTTGTCGAGATGGCCAAGGCTTCCAGCGTCAGCTTTGTCACCATGAATCACGTTTCGCTGGACAAAGAAGATGTAGACCTGCTCATCAACCGCCTTCAGGAAATAGAGTACATGAATGAGGAAGACCTGGAGGAAGCTGGATGGTTGCGAAGCTTTGTGGGTAAAGTCGGCTATCTTCAGCTTGGCTTCCCTTGCCAGGGAGTGATGTTTTTGTACGAAGTCTCCACGCCGTGGTACGAGACTTATCAGCGGCTGGAAAGCGCGGCCGACGACTACGATGGAATCCTGATTGACGACACCGATCAGGACGACGAGACCTAAAAAGGAAGTAGCTGATGACGATTGGCACTGCCATTGTTGTTGCAATGCTCTTGTATCTGCTGGACAAACACGGTCTGCTTAAACGGGCTGCTGTAATCGTTGCGGTGCTAGCGATCTTGGGGCTGGCTTGGATATTCGGGCAGCAGCAATATAAGAAGTGGGAGCATGCTCGATACATAAGACATCATGCGGCCATGCAGGCCAGTTTGATTGCCAAGTATCATGACGCGGTTACGTCGCTTCCTGAAGGTTATGAACTCGAACGTAAGTCCTTACCAGTGGTGTGGCTGGATGGTCTTTGCAAGGAACCGCAGTGGCCGGAGCTATCAGACTGGGAACGTAGTGATGTTCTTATGGCAGTCACGCCGAAGATGGATTATTTTGACCGTAGGCACTTCGAGGATCGGTGCCATTGA